TAACAACATGTGACTTTCCAGACTCACCAGAACCATGTGCTTGTGCTTTTGGTTTATTGCACTTCATTTTGTCCTTATCAACCGCTTCGTCAAGTTTTTCATCGCTTTGAAGATAACTAGAAGCAGTATCAATATAATCTGCCGCTCTTGTGATTTTTGACTGAACCCAAGCAGGGAGTTGCGTGTCTGACTTTTTAACTTTCTTGCGAAGTGCTTTGATTGCCCTCTCCATTTGATCCAACTCAACATTTGCCATATATCCCTCATCATCCCTTTTCTCACCGCTCGCAATTTCTTTGTGGTCTTCAGAAATTTGAGGGTTTATTTCAATTTTGTTTTTTCCTGTCATAACATCAACAATTTTTCTTTCTCCAATTTTATTATTGTCACCCTTAACCTCAATAACAAGTTCCTCTCTCCAACAAGAGAACATTTCATTAGTTGGTTCTTGTCTTTTCTTTCTTCCCGGTTTTCCCATTTCTTTTTTTTCTAATTGTTTTTTCTTAGTTGCTTCTACTTCTCTTTCAGCCTTTTTCTTCGCAGCAATATACTTAGCTCCGTGGATGGCTGCCTTTGCAATTCCCCCAGCAAGAGATCCAACATTTTCTCCCGCCTTCATTAATCCAATAGTATCAGAATCTCTTTCACCAATTCTTTGTGTCTTTATTCCAGAAAGTGCTTGCTTAGCCTTTTCTTTGTTTTGTCCCACTGCTTTTTTTCTAATATTTTCTAACTGCTTTTTCTTCTGCTCTTCATACTTTTGCTTTTTGAAATCCAATTGCTTTTGGAGGTATTTTGTATATGCGGATCTTTTCTTCTCACTTTTTCCCCTCTTACCCTGTTTCGTAAGGTCTTTGATGATTTTATTTGCAGCAGCTCTTTTTTGGGAAGCAGTTAATTTTTGTTCCTCTTCAGAAAAAAAGCTCATTTTAATTTTTCCATCTTTTTACTACTTTTATTTATCTTTCTCATAGTTGGTCTCACATATTCTTGTCCGAAAGAATCAATATGTTGTCCAGGAGTAATTGATTGTACATATTCACGGTACTCGGATGTTCCAATTTCATGTACTTCCCGAACATCTTTTAACCAACTCTTAAACATTATACCATCTTCAGTTACGCATATGAGGTGATTAGATCCTCTTCTAATTATTTCACCAACCAATCCCGTATTTAGATTTTCAACAATAGATCCAACTTCAAATAATCCATTATGCTTATAGTCCCACCTCATACCTCCATAATCCAAATCTGGTGCGATCTTCCAAAGTTCAGTATCTTCCGTTACTTTCATAGATTTAGAAACGGCGGCAAATAATTCCTGTTTATCGGAATTTCTCATTTTTTCGGGGAGTCCAGTAGAAAACTTATCAAAATCACCCACAGCAGCGGCAGTTCTCATCATTGCAGAGGATCCTGGATTCTCAACTTCACTGTCTGGATCTTTTACTCCAGAAGGAATAACCTCAAGATTATTAAATTGATATTGATCTCCTTCCCCCTTATGGGCAAGACTCTGGAACTCCCCCAACCGATCTTGCCCAGCAACTATAGTAACATCTCCATATCCATCACCATAAAGAGAACTCAAAACATCAAAGATAGTTTTTGATTCCTCACTATCTACAACATATTCCGCATATTCGGGGAACATCATCTGGAGATAAGAAATTTTACTAGTTGGATTCAATGGATTTGATGTGCCATCTTGAATTCTACTTGGATAAACTCGGTATTCAAATCCTCTCCTCTTTGCCTGCTCAAATCCCGCTTTCAATAATGGCTCATGTAATTTTGATGGTGGGTTAAATCTTCCAAATACAACAACAATACCATTTACTTCTTGCTGCGGTTCTTCTTCTTTCGGTGGTTTTATTGTTTGTGCTTTTACTTTTGGTTTCTTTGTCTTAATTTCTTCGCCAGGAATACCATCCCTTGATGCAGTATCTCCCTGCCCATAATACTTTAATTTTCCATTGACAGTCTTTGCCACAAAATTTCCTTGCTTGTCATACCAGTCCCCATGACCGTTCCCGACAAGTCCACGATTTTTTGCTTCTGTAGATGCGAGAGTTTCTACTGCTTCTTTTAAAAATTGAGCAAAAGTCTTCATTATTACTTGGTTTTTAAATATTTATATTTACAGTCTACCGAGCGTCCCAATTGGAAGACTTGGTTCAAAGTATTTAGAACTTCCTGCAGCATTTGCAAATTGTATTTTTAATCCAGGATAATTTGGCATAAGTGCAGATGCATTACTAGAATCGGGAACAATAGTTAAATAAACATCATCTCTCATTCTTATAACATCATTAGCAGACTCTGTGTATATTTTTGCAGCATATAATCCCAATTTATAATCTTCTCCACCTCCAACCTTTCTCATCTCCGAAAAATTTAAATCACTAAATGATTGAATTAAAATATAATCAACTTTATTTCCAGATTCACCAAAGCAATATTTTTTTATTTCTGCAATAGTTGCTTTTGTCCTAATTCCAACCAACTGTTTACCGGTGGATGCGTCAGTCAAAGCAGTGCTCCCACCGTTATTGGAAGTAGTAATAATCCCAGATGCAACCAAATAATCCAAAATATTTTTTGCTGCACCATATTGAGCAGCACTACCCCAAAAAGAAAAGTTTTCTTTTTTCAGAGAAATATTAATTTCAGTTCTATTTTTGGTTTTAATTCTGACATCAGATTTTCCAAGTTCTTGTCCAATTCTCTCAATTGAAGCAATTCCACTTATAGTATATTTTTGTTTATAATTTTCATACATCATTATATTTAAATTTGGGTCAAATAAGTCGGGCATTCCAACCGCTTCCTTTGCCTCATTAATTTTTTGAACTTGGTCGTTTATTTTTGAGACAAAATACTCTTCATTTAAAACACCAGGTCTATTGATTTCAGCAACTTTTGGTTTAAATGTCTTTTCAGTCTTAAACCACAATTGAACTTTATTTGTTCCTCTCTGGAGATTTAATACAAAATCAACTCCAAGTTTATTTGATTTTCCACCAGTGGTAAATACTTGCTTACCACTCAATAAAACATCAGTAGCAAATAATCTAGTTATATCATCATATATCCTTTCAATATTATTGACGTATGACAACTTTATTATTACTAAAATTTTACTATCTCCCGATTTCTTTAAACTATAGAAATTTCTTCTAATATGGGGGTAATTTCTAGTTTGAACTGCAGAAGAAGTTAAGATATTAATCACGGTATTTGCGTTTAAAACTCTATATCCGCTACTATTAATAATCGCCATTAAAAACCCCCATTTCTTTTATTTAGAAATAGGGGATAAAATATTTTATTTTTCTACTACACGATCAATTGCATCATCAAGATCTGTGATTACTTTCCGAATATCAAAAATGCGAGGTGGTACAGTATCCACATCAATAGTATACCCTCTTTGAGATTCAAATAACACCTGACGTACCGCAGCAGCAGCACGAACACCCATTTCTAGAGTTACTTTACTTTTTTTAGTCATCGGTCATCAGCAGCACGGTTTTCTGAAAAGTATGAATCAAAAGCACCTTCAGGATAACGCTTCAAAAGTTTTTGAACATTACGAGCAACAACATCATCAAGAGATACATTAAGAGCAATACAGGCTTGAGCAACATACCACATAATATCGCCAAGTTCAATAATTAGATGTTCCCTATTATCTTCGGTATATGACTTTCCCTGGAAAATCATTTTCTTGACAATTTCCATAAATTCTCCACCTTCAGCATTGATACCAACAGATGCAGTCAAAAGACGCTCAATATTTGCACCTTTTTCATCTAGTTCAACAAGACGATCAGAAAGGGCAAGAAAGTCTTTAGATGCATCAGATGTTACTGCATCAACGAATTCTGCGTACTTATCAAAATTAACGTGTTTGGTTTCCATTAAAATTTAAATCCCTCGAATGATTTTTTACTTTTTTTGTCTTCGCTATAACTATACTCTTCATCTTGTCCAGAGTCAAGTATGTCTTTTTGAGCACTCTGTTCTACGTCATAAAGACGCATCTTTGCTCTATCAATACCAACAACAAACCTCTTATTCATTGTTGGATCATTATATCGGTTCTTTAATTGTTTGACCATAATCTGGCCAAGTTGTTCTAACTCTTCCGTGCTAATAAGAGCAAACATAAGGTCGGCAGTAGCAGGAAGACCGAATGATTCTGAGGTATCAGTCAATTCAACATCAGAATTGCCATAACCACTACGGGTTGTTTGAGTTGCAGAAACAATAGGGACATTAGTTTCAACTGCCAATCCACGAAGTTCCTCAGCAATTGCTTTCACAAAGGTATAAGAGTTGATATTGCTACTTCCCTTATACCGAGATGAAGCGCAGATATTCAGATAATCAATAAAAATAATATCTGGTTTGAAAGACTTCTTCAAGGAAAGTTCATTCAAAAGTGCTCGGAAATGTCCTGCGTGTGCTGATGCAGTTGGATACTCTTTAATAATAAGTTGTCCTTGAGTCTTTTTATTAATACTGTTAACTTTAGACTCAAACATCATCTTAGGAAGAGATTCAATATCCTGAATGTTTACGTTCAAAAGATTTGAGTCAATACGTTCCGCAATTCTTTCTTCAGCCATCTCCAACGTAATGTAAAGAACATTCTTGCCTTGAAGAAGGACAGAAGCAGCAACGTGACACATAAATAGAGACTTACCAACGCCAGTGCCCGCAAGAGCAATGTTGAGAGTTTTATTAGGAAGTCCCCCCTTTGTAACTTTGTTGAAGAATTCCAAGTCAAAAGGAATCTTGTCCTCACGTTGATGATAGAATTCGTATCGTTTTTCAGAGTCCTTAAAGTAGTCGTGTCCAATGTTATTATCAAAGGAAACTGCTAAAGCATCCGATAGAATACTTGGTATTGCATCTCGATTTTTCTTTTCATCCTGACCGTCTGCAATCTTGATAGATTCCATCAGTGCAAGATATATAGCACGATCTCTACACCACTTTTCAGTAGTATCTACCAACCACTTGTAGTCAACGTCACTATTATCCAACTTAGACACATAATCACAAATAGTTTTATATGTATCTTCAGTAATATCAGTTCGTTTCTCAGTTTCAATAAGAAGAACTTCTTTGGTTGCAAGTTGCTCATATGCAACAATGAACTTACAAATCTCCTCAAAAACTACTTTCTCGTGTAAGTTTTCAAAATATTCATTTTTAATAAAAGGAAGAACTTTTCTACAATAATCGTTATTGAAGAGAAGATTCCTGAGAATAGTAGTTTCAACTTTTTCCATTACCCTCCATATGAAAATTCTTTTTGTGCTGCTTCGTCTAATGCTTGCATTATTTCTGGGGTGAAATATTTTTCTGGGTTCTCCAGTATAGTTTTTCCAAATTGAGTCGTACCATCTCCAATATCAAAACGAGTTCCCACCTTTTTGAATATTTCATGTTTTTCCGCCAGGTCCAAAAGACCATAGTGTTTATCCAATCCCCGCTCGTCATAATAAAGGCGCACTTCAACTGTTTTATTTTCTTTGCTCAAACGAGATTTGTGAGTTGTTGCCTTAATAATGTTTCCAACTACTTCTGTTCCATCTTTTTCTTTCTTTTTGGAAAGATAGATGATAGTAGATGCTGCATACTTAAGTCCAGAACCACCACTCATTTCTTTAGTAGGAACATAAGAACCCACAACATCATAAGTATGATTTGTAACAATCATCGGAATTTTTGCCTGCCCAAGTTTCAAGGTTAGCATCCTAAAGGCACCTTTGACAAGTTGGGATTTAGTCATATCTCTAACTTGCTTTTCATTCAAAGCATCATCAATTTCCTTTTCAGTAGAAAGCATTCCAAGAGAATCAAGAACAAACATACAAGGTTTGCGTTCACCTTCTTTCTTTTTAAGATACAAATCTACTGCTTTAAGTGCTTTTGAACGAAACTCTTCAATAGTTACCACGTTAACCACAACAATTCTATTGACATCCAATCCTCTACTTTCAAGTAAAGACTTAGTTACAGCAGCCTCAGTATCAAAATAGAGACAGTAGCCATCGGGGTTATTATCAAGAAAATTCTTAACAACGGCGAGGCTGAAGAAAGTTTTTCCAGTAGAAGACTCTCCAGCAATAGCAGTAATCTTATTCCCAGATACACCACCAAATACGCTACCTGAAACCAGTGCATTAAAAATGTACGAACCTGTGTCAACATAAGTTTCTGTTTCGTCAATGTCTGCGGCAAGTTGGGTATATTCTCCCCCGATTTCTTTTACAATATCTTTTAAAAAGTCCATTATGCTACCATCCCGTATTGTTCACGAAGTATTTTTTTATAAGGAAGACCTTGCTCCCGCAGGTCTTTTACTAATTTTAATTTTTCATACAGTGCCGTATTGCCGGCAAGAGTAAGAGATTTTACGATGACTTTTAAATCATCATCATTAATAGGCAGATCCATCAGGAAAAAAATGATTCTAAGTTTGCTGTTCTTTCAACTTTCCATCCAATTGAATCTAGGATGGTTTTCATTGGGTCCAAGAAAGATTTATTAAATTGTAACTCATAGTCAATATATTTGTCCAATCCAAATTCTTTTGGAAACTCCTGAATATATGATATAACATTTTGTTTTATTGGATTAGGAACTTTAAGATAGCAAAATTTAATTTTTTCGCCATTCTGAATCTTTGCGTATTTTTTCTCCAACTTTTTTTCTTTTATTAAATGGTTAAACAAAATTGCACCCCTTACGTGAATGGGAGTCCCCTTTCTATACATTGTTGATGGGCATAAAAATTTAGTGATGTCGGATGCCGTTCTCGGAAAAGATACCTCCTCAGGAGAAAGTTTATGAAATTCATTTCTAGATGATTCTATGAAATCAATAACGTCATCTTCTGTGCCATTCATCATCAACTTCAGAGCATCCTTAATCATCTTGCGACAAGGAGCAGGAGTTGAAGATTTAACTGCCTCAATACCCATCATCTTTAGTTTAGGTTCTTCATAACGAACACCTTCACTATCCCATACGTTGAGAATATAACGCTTCTTAGCGGTCCAGATTCCACGGTCAGCAATGTTTTCTCGCTTCATCTGCATCTTCTGGTCATATGCATTCACATAGGTCGCCAATTCTTGGTAAGAACCTTCAATATACTTTTCAAGTTCCATTTTACAGATCTTATCAAGGAAAGAAACAATCTCTTCAGTAGTTTTTTCTCTTCCTTTGAATACAGCGTCAACAA